GCCGCCAGCCTGGCCGCGCCGGAGGCCAAGGGCGACGGCAAGGGCGACAAGTCCGCGCTCGCCGCGGCCGTCGCCGCCACCAACAAGCGCCGGTAAGAGGAGCATCAGATCATGGTGACGTTGACTGAGAACATCTACCGCACGGGCGGTTACATCGTCTCCGAGGCGGCGGGCTATCGCTCGCGCGAGCAGGCGACGATCAAGTCCGGCTCCGGCAAGCTGCTGGCTGGCGCCGTGCTGTCGCCGGAGGTCGTCATCGCGAATGCCGCGGCGAGTGCCTCGGCTGATGCGGCCAATACCGCCAACTCCGGCACCATCGCTTTGGACGGCACCGCGCCGATCGCAGCGACCGCCAAGAACGGCCGCTACATCGGCATCTGCTCGGCGGCCACCAAGGTGAACTGGGAAAATCCGGACGGCGTCGCGATCGGCGTGTCGACCCACGGCTCAGCCTTCATCGGCGGCGGCATCAAGTTCACCATCACGGCCGGCGCCTCGGCCAACGTGGTCGGCGACAAGTTCTATGTCGACGTGGTGATCGAGACCAGCGACATCGTTTACGCCCCCTACGACGGCAGCAAGCCGGCCGGCGCCATCCTCTACGAGGGCTGCGATGCGACCGACAACGCCGTCCGCCGCACCATCACCGCCCGCGACACCGAGGTGACCACTGCCGAGCTGCAGTGGAAATCCGGCGTCACGGACGGCCAGAAAACCGCCGCGCTGGCCTCCCTGGCGTCGCTCGGCATCATCGGCCGCTAAAGGAGCGAACCGCCATGGCACTGATCACGGACATCTTCAACCAGAACGGCTGGGGCGCGATCGAATTCCACGAGGAGATCGTGGAGCGCGTCGATTACAAACCGCAGCTGCTCGGCTTGCTCAACCTGTTCGAGCCGATCTATTCGCGCTCGCGCGTCATTGCGGTCGCGGAGAAGGACCGCACCCTGACGCTGATTCCCACGTCTGCCGATGGCTCCCCGCCGCAGGAGCTTGAAGTCAAGGGCGGTGAGCTGAAGACGTTCAATGCGGTTCGCCTCGCCAAGGGATCGACGATCCTGGCTTCTGAGATGGCCGGTGTGTTGGCTCTGCCGTTCGATCAGCAGACCAAGGACGTGGCGCAGGAGGTGACCGACCGTACTGCGTCGATTATGGACGATCTCGAGCTGACCTGGGAGCACATGCGGTTCGGCGCCATCCAGGGCAAGGTGCTGGATGCCGACGGCACCACGGTACTGCACGACTGGTATTCGATCTGGGGTATCAGCGAGGCGGCCGAGATCAACTTCGAGCTGAACGTCGAGACCACCGACGTCCGCAAGAAGTGCCGCGACGTCAAGCGGGCGATGATGAAGAAGGCCAAGGGCGTCTGGGCGCCCGGCACCCGCGTCGGTGCGCTGGTCGGCGACGAGTTCTTCGATCTGCTGGTCAATCACAAGCAGGTCAAGGAAACCAAGCTCGGCAACGAACGCGCGCCGCTGCTGGAGAACATCGAAGGCTATTCGGCGATCGAGATCGAAGGCATCACCTTCATCAACTATCGCGGAACCGACGACGGCTCCACGATCTCGATTGCCACCACCAAGGCGCGGTTCTTCCCGATCGGCGCCCGCGGCGCGTTCAAGGTCGGCTGGGCGCCGGCCAACGAGTTCAAGCCGTACCTCAATCAGCGTGGCCGCGAGTACTACGGCCTGATGCTGGCCGACACTTCCGGCCGCGATGCCTGGGACCGTGTCGAGCTGTACAGCTATCCGCTGTTCATTCCGACCCGCCCCGAGATGCTGCTGCGCGCCAAGCAGCAATGATGGATGGCCGGGTCAAGCCCGGCCATGACGACAGGATCGAGAGCGGCGAAGCGACATCGTCAATACGCGGTCGGATCAAAAACGGCCGATGGCCAGCTTTCACGGAAAGCCCGGCGGAAACGCCGGGCTTTTTGCGTCATAGGGCAGAGCAATTCGTCAGGTTTGTCCGACCGCCATGCCGTCTCCCTTCGATATCGCCGCCGCCAAGGCATCGAGCGCGATTGATCGCGTGTTTGGTGAGGAGGAGGGATTCGAGTTGATCGGAATGGTGGAGCAGGATGACGTCAATCTGCCGCGCGGGATCGACGCTTCACGGCCGGCCTTCACGATCACGGGCGCTTACCGGGCTCCGAGCGAGTCCAAGTTCATGCAGGCGCGCAGTCCCTTCCAGGAAGATCGCGCGCCGAAAGTTGCTGTGAGTGCGCCGCACGTGTCCTTCGCATCAGCGTCCCTTCGCTGGTCGCTGCAGCCGAAGGATCTGGTGGTACGCAACCGCACCGGCGAGCGGTTCGAGGTCACCAAGGCGCTGCCGGATGGGGCTGCACGCACGATCGTTCACCTGACGGCGCGCCAGCGCTTCGAACCCTGACGGCTGGTTGGCATGTCCCTCGCACGCACTGCTCTGCGCCTGCTCGCGGTTGCCATCGTCCAAGGCGAAGCGGGCAACCGCCCGACGATCGCCGAGGGGCGCGTCTATGATAGTCGGATCGATGATCTGGCTCCGGAGGAGTTCGCCTCCGATGCGAGGCCGACGGTGATCGTTCTGACGGATGGGGACGAGGGCGATGCGCTCTCGGCGCAGAATGGGGGGCCGTCGTTCGCGCGCGTGGTCGACATCAGTTTCCAGCTCGGCATGATCCAGTCGCTGCGGCAAAACAAGGAGTTCATCGTCGGCTATCCGGACACCGATGCGCGGCTCGAAGCGTCGTTGGATCTGCTGGAGCACCAGGTCGTCCGGCGCTTCGGCCATGCGCTTGATGCGCTGCCCGCGCTGTTTCGCCGACTGGTGCGCATCCGCAAGCGCAACAGCAACCGGGAAGTCCTGTCGGATGCCGGCGTCAAGCTGGCCTGCTTTGTACTGACGCTTCAATGCCAGTTCAATGACGACGACCATCTGCCGACGGATCCGGCGGCGACGGGCTTCGACCTGCTACCGCCGATGCTGCGCAAGGTCGCCAATGCGCTGCCGGCGGAAAGCGCCGGGCGTGACACCTGCAAGGCGATCGCCGCGGCGCTCGAACCCAAGCCACTGACGCCGCTCGAAGGCATCGACATCGCCGTCAACGTCGCCGGCGTTGATCGTGAGGCGGTGCCGGACATCTCGATGCCGCTCGATTTTCCGAACCAGGACTGAGGGGATCATGACCGAGTCGATCTACGTCAAACCGCGGGAAGGCGGCCGCGTTCGCATGCCCGAGCGCAACTACAACGTGATGCCGGCGGAAGGCGCGATGGTGCCGCGTGTCGATTACTACGAGCGGCTGCTGATCGGCGGAGACATCGCGATCGCAGTTCCTCCGGCCGCGGAGATCGCCACTCAACCCGAGACCGAGCCGGCGGGAAAGACCGCCCATACGAAGGAGTAGTCCGCCATGGCTGTCGCGTTCAATTCGATCCCGTCGAACCTTCGCGTTCCGCTGTTCTATGCCGAGGTCAACGCCGGTCAGTCGCCCTATCAGGGCCCCAGCCGCACGCTGCTGATCGGCCAGAAACTGTCGACCGGCAGCGCTTCGGCGAATGTGCCGATCATCCTGTCGGGCGATCCGCAGTCGCTGGTCGGCGCTGGCTCGATGCTGGCCGAGGAGGCGATCTGGGCGCGGCAGAACCACCCTTTCGGCGAGATCTGGATGCTGCCGCTCGCCGATCCCTCCGGCAATACGCAGACCTGGACCATCACCATCGCTGCCGGTCTCGCCGGCAAGTCCGGCACGCTGCCGGTCTATCTCGGCGGCGAGAAAGTCAGCATCGGCGTCGCCACCACGGACTCCACCTCCGACGCCGCCACCAATCTCGCGGCCGAGATCAACAAGGGCTACACCAAGTTCGGCCGCAGCCTGTCGTTCCCGGTCACCGCGGCTGCGGCGAGTAACGTGGTCACCCTGACGGCGCGCCACGCCGGCGCCCTGATGGCAAAGTTCTCGGTGCTGAAGGACCTGGTCGGCGACGAGGGCCCGCTGCAGCAATATTTGACGATCGCGGCCGGCACCGCCGGCACCGGCGTGCCGACGCTCGGCACCGCGCTGGCGTCGCTCGGCGACATGGAATTCGATTACATCTGCTCGCCCTATGCCGACACCACGTCGCTCGACGTGGTCAAGGATTTCCTCGGCGGCACGTCCGGCCGCTGGTCGCCGATCCAGCAGCTGTTCGGCCACTACTGCACGGTGATGTTCGACAGCTACGCGAACTTGGCTTCGTTCGGCGCGGGCCGGAACGACCCGAACGTCTCGATCCTCGGCGTGGTCGACAGTCCATCGCCGCCGTGGCGCTGGGCAGCGTCCTATGGGGCTCGGATCGCTAGCGACAAGAACCTCGGCGGTGAAGTCGACCAAGCCTATCGCATCAGCGTTCCGGTGCAGACGCTCGATCTGGTCGGCATCCGGCCGCCGCAGTCGCGGGTCAATTGGTTTTCGATCACCCAGCGCAACACGCTGTATCAGGACGGCATTTCCGGCTTCAAGGTCGCCGCGGACGGCACGGTGATGCTCGACCGGGTGATCACCACCTATCTGACCAATGCCTATGGCCAGCCGGACATCACCTGGCTGGACATCGAGACCCGGCTGCAGATGGTGTATTTCGTGCGCTACATGCGGCAGCGCATCACGCAGAAGTATGGCCGCTGTGCCCTGGCCGACGACAACCCGAGCGGTAATCCAGGCATCGTCACCGCCAAGATCCTGAAGGCAGAATTCGTCCACGCCTATGTGGAGCTGGAGGCTGGCGGTCTAGTCGAGAACTCGGATCTGTTTGCGCGCCGGCTGGTGGTCGAGCGATCGTCCGATCCGAACCGCGTCAACGCCTACCTGCCGGCCGACACCGCGAACCAGTTCCGGGTGCTCGCCGCGAACGTGACGACCTTCCTGCAGTACCCGGCCTGACGGCCATCCGGCGCGGCGATTGCCGCGCCGTCCACCCCCTCATTTTTGCACAGCGGAGTCTGAGCCATGTCCCACACGGCAGGCGGTCGGGTCTCGACCGTCATCAACGGCGTTCCTTATTCGGCCCGCGGCGAGATCACGTTGTCGGCCTCGAACATCTCCAACGAGTCCGGCGTCAACCAGGACGGCACCGTCTATCGGTTGGTCAAGCCGAAGGCGCGCAAGGCCGAGCTGACGTTCGATCGGTTCGTCACGATCGATGACCGCCCGCTGATCTGGGACGAGCGCGTCATGAATCTGATGAACATCCCGGTCACCTTCGTCGAGGACGATACCGGCCTCACTCATGTCTTGTCCGGTGCGTTCTTCGAGGGCGAGCCGCAGGGTAATCTCGCGACTGGCGAGGTCAGCGGTCTTTCGATCGCAGCCAGCGGCTACAAGACGCTGAACGGCTGATCGCGTCATGGCCGAATTCACCCGAGATCCCGACGGCTCGCGCACGCGCATGCTGATCAAGCCGATCGAAGGCCATGGCGAGACCGTCATCAAGGCGATCCGCCTGCGGCCGCCACGTTATCGCGACATCCTGGCCAATGGCGACCCGACCCAGCTGATCGTGATGGATGGGGCGGCGCTGCCGCAGACCGATATGGGCACGGTCGGCAAATACATTGCTGCGCTGTCGCTCGACGCGGCCGGCGGCGACAAGGTCGACCCCGGGCTGCTCGAGCAACTCGATTATCGCGACGCGCTGGCGCTGACGGACGCTGTCGCGGATTTTTTCTCGGCGGCGTCGAGGTCTGCCACGCCGCCGCCGACGAACTGATCTTCGCGCTGCGGTTCAGCGTCGAGGCCGTCGGCGCCATGCAGCTGTCCGAGATGTACGACTGGCTCGACCGCTGGGTCGAGTGGGAAAAGAAGCGCCGCGCGCGCCAGAAGCGAAAGAACCGATGAAGTCGATCGAGGCCCGCGCAGTGATTAGTGCCGCCGACCGCACCGGAGGTGTGTTCGAGGGCATTGCGCGTCGGTTGCGCAATTTGGTCGGGGTTGCCGAGGGCGCGAGTCGGCGTGTTGCGGCGGTGGGCAGTGTCGCGGCGGCGGCCGATCGTGCCGGATACGCCGGTGGTCGCCTTGGCGGCGCGGCGGGCCTCGCG